GTGGTGGTGGCGGTGGTGGTCAAGCTGCTTCTTCTTCAGGTGGGTCAGGTGGTGGTGGTGCTGGTGGCGGACCTAGTGGAGCTGGAAGTGCAGGAAGTAACAATACCGGCGGTGGCGGTGGCGGTGGTGGATGTGCTCCTGCAGCGGGTGGTACTGGTGGACCGGGAGTTGTAATTGTTAAAGAACCAGCGATACCAGCAAAAGCACCGGGTGTTTGGTCAATGAACACTGTATATGAATTTGTAAAAGATAATAATTGGGTATAAAATATATAAAAATTAAATATTTACAAATAACAATAAAAAATATATAAGGAAATAATTATGGCACATTTCGCAGAACTAGATAACAATAACGTAGTTTTAAGAGTAGTCGTTGTAGGCAATGATTGCGTACCATCGGACGAACACGTTGATGGAGAAACATGGTGTATTAACTTTTTTAAAGGTGGCACTTGGAAACAAACTTCTTACAATCACAATTTCAGAAAACAATATGCAGGTATAGGTTATACTTATGACGCTGCAAAAAATAAATTTATAAGTCCACAGCCTTTTGATTCATGGGCACTAGATGCTAATGACGATTGGCAAGCACCAGTAACTTATCCAACAATTACAACTTATGGAAGTAATGATCCATTAGATGTGTATATAATTTCTTGGGATGAAGATAATCTAAGATGGACTGCAAAAGATAACGAAGATCCAGTAAACAATTTCAATTGGGATGCATCAGCACTAGCTTGGGTATCCGCATAAGGAGAACTAAGATATGGCTAGCCCTTCAGGCTCACAAAACGGCGGAATACTAGGAGTAAGTAATAAGACTTCTTTCGGGAAGTGTACAGTTACATCTGTAACAGCCACAGGATGTTTAACACTACAACCAGGAACTTCTATTGTTAAAGCAGCAATTATATCTGGCGGTGGTGGTGGAGGTGGAGATAGAGCTGCAGGTGGTGGAGCAGGTGGTTTATTAAATCAACAAATTAATTTAGCTAGCACAGGTGGAAGCGTACCAATAGTTGTTGGTGCAGGTGGAGCAGGTTCTGGTTTTCCAGCATCTTGTGGAACTAACGGTGCGGTATCAACTTTTATTACAACAAGTTCAGTCGGCGGTGGTGGTGGAGGTCGTGGAGATTTTCCCGGTAAAGCTGGTGGTTCAGGTGGTGGCGGTGGTGGTACAACAGCTCCTCCTGCAGAAGCAGGTGGTGCAGGTACATGCGGTCAAGGTAATGCTGGTGGAGTAGGTTCACTTCGAGGAAGTGTTCCAGTTCCTACAAGTGCATGTGGATCAGGCGGCGGCGGTGGAGCTGGTGCTGTAGGTGGTGCTGGAATTCAAGGTGCTTTTCCAGGTCCTGGAGCTGGTGGAGCTGGTGGAGCAGGTTTAGATATAAGTTCTGATTACGGAAATATAGGACCAACATGTTCAGTTTTTGCTGGAGGTGGTGGAGGTGGTACAAGAATTGGAGCTCCCGGTGGAGCTGGTGGAACAGGCGGTGGTGGAGCTGGTGGTGGTGGTCCAGGACCTTGTAATGGTGCAGGAACTCCTGGCGTAGCTAATACTGGTGGCGGTGGTGGAGGTTGTTCAGCATCTGGACCAGCTTCAGCTGGTGGAGCAGGTGGATCAGGAAGAATTATAGTAAAAGAATTAAACGCAGCAAGTGGTGTGTGGTCCATGCAAAGTCAATTTAGTGCCAGGTCTCAAGGATCATGGCCAAGATTTATTCCTACTGTAGCATTTGATTATTTAGTAATAGCAGGTGGTGGTTCTGGCGGTGGTGATTACGGAGGTGGTGGTGGAGCCGGTGGTTTTAGAACTTCTTTTCCAGGTGGAACAAAAATTAATCTAGAACTCGGAGCTACAGCTATTACTGTAGGTGGAGGTGGTGCAACTGCAGGAAATTCTGGAAGAGGTAATAGTGGTACTGATTCAACAGCAGATAGTATAACATCTACAGGTGGAGGTGGTGGTGGAGCAGAATGTGAATCTCAAAATGGAAAACCAGGTGGTTCTGGTGGTGGTACAGGATATAGTGGTAGTGCTACAGCTGGAGCAGGTAATACTCCTCCAACAACTCCTTCTCAAGGAAACCCAGGAGGTACTGGTAGTGGCGGTGGTGCCCCAGTAGGTTATTTAGCTGGTGGTGGTGGTGGAGCAGGAGCTACTGGTGCAAATGCAGGTGCTGGTGGTGGTGGTGGAAATGGTTTAGCTAATTCAATAACAGGTTCACCTGTTGTAAGAGCAGGAGGTGGTGGAGCTGCTGGCGGTGGTCCAGGTACTGGTCAACCTTATACTCCAGGCCCAGAAGGTACAGGTGGAGCAGGTGCGGGTGCAGCAGATTCTGATTCAGCTAGTGGTGGTCCAGGAACTAATGGTACTGGTAGTGGTGGTGGTGGAGCTAATCAAGGAGCTGGATCAAATTCTGGAACAGGTGGTTCAGGAATTGTAATATTACGTGCGCCAGGATCAACTGGTATATCGGTTGCGCCAGGGACTAATTCAATTGCAACATTACCTGGTCCTGCAGGTGGATGTAAAGTTGCAACATTTACAGTTTCAGGAACCTTGACAGTTTCATAAAAATTCTTTATAAAGTTTTTTATAAAGACATATGAACTTAACAAATTATTATTGGTATTTTAAATCAGCTATTCCAGAACGTATCTGTGATGATATTTCTAAATACGGAAAACAACTTCAAGAACAAATGGCAGTCACTGGTGGTTATGGTGATTCTAAAAAATTAAATAAAAAACAAGTTATAGATTTAAAAAAGAAAAGAGATTCAGATATTGTTTGGATGAATGATAGATGGGTATATAAAGAAATACAACCTTACATACATCAAGCAAACGCATCAGCGGGTTGGAATTTTAATTGGGACTTTAGTGAGTCTTGTCAATTTACAAAATATAAAAAAGGCCAGTACTATGATTGGCATTGCGATAGCTGGGATCAACCTTATCAACGACAACAAGGTGATCCATCGCACGGTAAGATTAGAAAATTATCTGTAACGGTTACTCTATCAGATCCAAAAGATTATAAAGGTGGAGAACTAGAATTTGATTTTAGAAATCTTGATCCTGATAAAAAAAGAAATGTTAAAAAATGTACGGAAATATTGCCTAAAGGATCATTAGTTGTGTTTCCTTCTTTTGTGTGGCATAAAGTATGTCCTGTTAAAAGTGGTGAACGAAACAGTTTAGTTATTTGGAATTTAGGATGGCCATTCAGATAATAGATAATTTTTTAGAAACAGATGAGTTTAATAAACTTAATAATATTATTATGGGAGATAATTTTCCTTGGTATTACAATGATGGCATAACTGATAATGATGATAAAAATAATTTTTATTTTACACATGTTTTTTATCGACAACCTAGTATTAAAAGTGATTGGTTTAACATGTGTTTACCAGCTATTGAAAAATTAAAATGCAAAAGTATTATAAGAATAAAAGCAAATAGTTATCTTACAATAGATAAAAAACAGAAGAATAAACCACACACAGATTATACCTTTAAACACAAAGGTTGTTTATTATATATAAATGATAATAATGGATGTACTTATTTTGAAAATGAAACTATAACACCGAAAGCAAATAGAGCCGTATTGTTTGATCCCAGTATTTTACATTCAAGTAGTTTATGTAGTGATCAAAAAAGAAGAATAACTATTAATTTTAATTATTTTTAAAGGAGAAATATGAAAAAGAAGAAAAAAAGAATAAAGAAACCAAAAGCCATAACTTACCCTACTGAATTATCAAGAGAGGATTATTTTAAATGTCCTATCTGGTTTGCAGATGCACCAGAGTTTGAAAAGAAATTAAACGATGCATCCGATAAATATATAGAAGCGTCTAAGAAAACTTTAAAACCAGAAATAGATAAACGTAATAAAAAGTTTGGTGATAAAGGAGACATGGGTTATGTATTCCATTCTACATCTTTGATTGGCGATCCTGACTTTTTAGAATTACAAAATTACATTGGTGCAACAGCTCATAACTTATTGATTGAAATGGGTTTTGATATGTCAGATCATCAATTGTTTACTACAGAAATGTGGGTACAAGAATTTGCTAAAAAAGGTGGTGGACACCATACTTTACACACACATTGGAATGGTCACATATCCGGTTTCTATTTTTTAAAAGCTAGTGAGAAAACATCATTACCTTTATTTGAAGATCCACGTGCAGGGAATGTAATGAACCTATTACCAGAGTTAGATAAATCAAAAGTAACTTATGCTAGTTCAGCAATAAATTATCAAGTTAAACCAGGTCGAATGAT